CATCGTCATTCTCAGGGTCTTGAGAAATGTCGATAGCTTTCAGAGCCAAGGCTGCTGTGGTTGCACCTGTTGATACTGCAAGTTCCATGCTGGAAACACCGCTTGCGGTTCGTCCAACAGGGCTGTTGTCTACAATATCAAAATTGCCAAACAAGTCGGCTACAGGCATTGCTGCATTCGCTTGAATTTCAAAGGTCGCACTTGGATCATCAATGACATTCGCAAAAATGTTTGTTCCAGTTGCGCTTGCAGGCCAATGGTTTGAGAATTTCACATCACCATTCGCATCCACATATTCACAGCCATTAAACACGCCCAAACACAAAGCATTGTCTCCTGCTGCAACGCGAGTAATTGTTCCATTTGTGTTGACTGTAACTAAGTCACCTTGGAAAATGTTCGTGTTGTAGCCAGAAGCAATACGATAACGGTTTTGTCTTTGTGAAGACAAACTCGTTTTTACTGGACGAAGGCCGAAAGGGGCGTCTTGATTCGCCATCTTACTTATCCTTCAGATTTATTCCGTGAGCCGAAGCTAACAGAAGATTTACGTTGTGGTGCCAGTTTTGGCATAAGGGCGTTGTTTTCCCGCATCCAATCGCGGTCAACAGCGTCCATTTGATTACTAGCCACTTGTGCAAAGTGTTGATTCCGCTGGTTTACCAATTCGGTAGGGATTCGGGCCAAAACCAATCCACCGACACCAATGGTGCCTGCGTTTCTTCCTTCGTCAATGACGGGGCCAACATAATCAGGGTACTCTTCAGCGCGAACAAGTTCCCATCCCTCTTGCCGTTTTTTATGAACGTTAGTCTTATCATCATATTCCATGACAGATTCACGAATCCATCTATGCTTATATCCTAGAGGTGGCTCTGGGGCGTCTAAAGCAGAACCCGGACGCCATTGTTGAATGCGCTCTGCGCTTTCCCGTGNATTTGAATCACGCGCTGACCTAGTTCCCATTTAATCGCTCCTACTTTCTAGTTTCACAACCTCTTTCGCATAAACTTCAAGAGGTATCCGCATTTTATTAGCAAATGCGACTTGCCCCGGTGTTAGCTCCACCGATCTTTTTCGCCCAGATTTTAATGACCGTCCGTTACCAGACGCAGGCGTAACAACTTGGGCGTTCTGTTGTTTGGCCTGAAACTTGTGAGGCATTTCTTTACGAATGCGCTTGTCTATTTCAAAGTAATATTCGTCAGTGGTAGGATCAAAACCTTCCTCACCAACAATCTGATTATGTATAGCAGTAGCCGCAGCCTTCATAACGTTGTCTTTTTCAAACCAATCGTTTTTAGACAACCACTTTTCCAACTTAGGGTCAGCCGCTTGTCTTTGCTGCTGTTGTGGTTGTTGCTGTCGTTGCTGCTGTTGCTCTGCCTCATACTGGCGTTGCTGTTCTTCACGCTTGGCCTTGGCAGTTTGCAGTCGAATGCGTTCCTTTTCGATAGCAACTTGTGACAATGCGGATTGCGCTTCAGCAACCTTTTCATAATCACCAGCTTCATGCGCTTCTGTCAAAGCGCGTTTGGCTTGCTGTTCCTGAGATACAACACGGCCCTCATACTCAGACCTATACCCTTGGTCTAACTGCTGAAGCCTAGCTTTCATTTGCTGGTTTTCTTGGTGAACTTGCTGTGCGTATTGAACTGCAGCTTCAGCCTCTTCTGTTGCAGCTTTACGCCGTGCAGTTAGCTGGTTAATGCGCTTCTTTACGCCTTCACTATAGCTTTCAAGTTCGTCATCGCCATCTGATGATTTACGAACTTTTGTTCGGGTTTCATCAGAATTACTGTCTGAATCAGCGGCTTCAACAGCAGATGATTCCTGATTGTCCTCTTCAAGTTCAATGGTAGTGCCGTTGAACTCTTTGTTTTCCATGCTTTCTTCAGCCATAGACATTTCCTTAGCTCCCTAACTTTCTATACATACGAAACATCTGTTGGGTCAAGTATTGTGGCTATAATATTGTCGTCATTTATGATTCTGACCTCAAGACCGTCCACTTTAAACCTATTCCCAGCATATCTTCCTATAAGAACCCAGTTTTTCTCCTGACAATAGGAGCCACTTGGGAACTTTTGTTCGTCTTTATAGGCATCCGGGCCTAACTTAACTACATAAGCTGACACAGTAGCGAATGACTCACGCTCTCTAGTTTGGTCAGGGATATACAAGCCACCTTTTGTTTTGGCGCTAGGGTAATACGGAATAATTAATATTCTATACCCAGTGGGCTGCGGTAAACGCTCAAGTACGGAAGGCTCAATGTTAGATGGATCATCAACATTTTTATTGTCCTCTTCAGTTCCTTGCGTTTTAAAAGCGTTTTCTATCGGTTTGGATAGCTTTGTTTTCCTAGTTGCTTTCGCAACATGGTCAGGAACATACAATTTTTTAGTCATCTTCTAACTCTATGCCTTTCATCGCGGTTTTAATTAAATCTTCGCAGTAGGTCATTCCGCGTATTTCGCCTACAAGATAACGGTACTCATCCCAAGACGAGGCCGAACCGTCCGCAACTCGGTCTTTCAACCTAGAATCACGCTCACGTATTTCTTTCAACAGATATTGTGCTAGATGTGCAGCGTCCATACTTGTCTCCCTGCACACATAGTATGCAATTATACGGGATACGCAAGTATTGTTAGTAAAAAGCTATAAAACCCCTATAAATCTTTGGGGTCTTGCTATTCTACTAAACTTTTTTAAATATCTTGGCTTTGTTCTTGGTGGTTTTTTTAACTGCTGGTTTGGAATTTTTTTTGGTTTCAGGTGTTTCCGCAACAGTCTGTTTGGCTTCATTTTTAACCTCTGGTGTGATTGCAGGTGAATGCTTTGCAGCCTTTATAACCTCTGCCATCTTTTGCCTTACTGAAGAACTCATATCATTTCCTATCTTCTATTTGCTTACGTTGTTGTGCAATCAAAATCTTTTGGCGTTCCAACTCCAAGAACTGCCTGTCTATTTCAGTCATTTCAGGAAAATCTACGATATTATCCTGTATTGGCTTTTGTTGCATTCATCACCGCAATTTCACGCTGCGTCCGTATCCTATCTTCTGCAATTCTGGTCTTATCGTCCAAAGCTGCTTCAGAAACATCAATGCGCTGCTGACTTACTAGAACGTCATTCTTTTCCTTCTCACGNTCTAANTCNTGTTTCGCCTCAAACTCTGAAGACTTGCGCTGCATATCAGCCGCNTTTAACTGAAGCTCCTGATTNCGTATGTCCACCAGTGGATCAGACTGCTGTGGCGGCTCTACAGCTTGCGCCATGCTTTCAACCATGTCTGCAATCATAACCGCAGCTATCTGGTCAATCTGAGGCTTAATCTGCTGCATCATCATTTGCATTTGTTCTGGATTTTGCTGCACTTCAGGCGGTATTCTCTCCATAACCTGTGCCTGTGCCTGCTTCTCAGCCATAAGCCCTATATGCTCCTGTATATGGCCCTGTAAGGCCACGATAGACGCAGGGTTAAGCTGCATGGCAGGCGTAGACATAACCGCCATATGAGCCTCTATGTGGGCCTGATGATCTTGCTCTGGAAATGCCTGTAACGGTATACCCATAAGCGCATTCTGGTTCTCTTTAGCAGCATTAGCAGGCGGGGGCGGTGGTGGCGGTGGTGGCAAAATAGCGTCAATGTTCGTAACGCCCAAAGCCTCGTACATTTTTCGGTACGCCTGATACAGCCCCATAGGACCGCCGTGTATCTCAGGATTAGACTGCACCAACTGCAATTCGCTTTGCGCCAAAGCAATGCGCTGCGACATGGAAAAGATATTCGGGTCTGACACGGGCAAAACATCAATGCGTTCATCAAAGTCTTGCGCTTTTATCTCAGGCCCAAACTGCTGTGACACCATATAAGGGTATGGCGCTATGTCTTGAGAAAATATTTTCGATAGAAGTTTAAATTCCATCTTTTGCGAATAATGCAACCGCTTGTGAATAGCGGACATAACCTTTGTCCCGCGTTCCATAATCGCCATAGTGGTGCCAACGGGCGTTTCACCGCTCATCTCACCAACCTTCATGTCAGCCATAGATGCAAATCTGCGACCAGCATCAACCAGCGTACCCAAAAGGTTATACAACGTGCCAGAAGGCTCTTTAAACGGCAATGGCATCAAAGACGCCTGCAGCGTTTGTCCCACTACATCAATGTCACGAAACTCTCCGGGCTGTAGTGGGCTGTCTTCATCACGAATACGCGCACCACGGGCCTTAAAACCCGCTGGAAGGTTAGCCAACGTGCCAGCATCAATAAGCTGACGCAGGATCGACGTTGAAGCCATAGCCAAGCCGCCAATCATATGCGTTAGACCCAAGCCATAAAAACCCAAACCCGGCAAAAACTTGTAATGCACAAAGTATTTTTGCGCACGTTTCATAGGGTCATCTTCTGGATAGTTACGACGAATAGAAAGAATTTCATTCGTATCTTCCAAAATGGTCACAATGTACGGTAGCTTTAACCCCGTAGGCTCACCGTCCATTCCAATGTCTTCAAAGCCCTCAAGGTCCAAATCAGTGTGGACCTCATAAAGAGTTAAATCTGTAGAAGAATTAGAAGGGTGTACGCCCTGTATATCGTTGATTGACTCCGTAACCTCACTCATCTGGTCATCAGATGTACCATCAGTCGGAATATCTATGTCGCTGTAAAAACCCGCAAGCTGCAGCTTTCTAACCTCGTTAGAATCCATCGTAATACGGTGCGTAATGCGAGGCGAAGTTGCCAAGTCAGTAGCGCCATACGGCACAATTAAATCTTCTGCATGAATAAAATTGCTAACAGCGCGTTGCTTTAGTGGATCACGGTAAACCTTCTTAAAGGTCGATCCAATCACAGGTAAATAAAACAGCATTTGATCCAATTCAGGATCGTATTCTTCCATTTCATAGGTAATCTGGTAATTCATATAATCTTTGACACGCTCTGCCTGCTTAACAAGCATTTCGCTTTGCGCACCAATAACCTGCGTTCTAACAGGACCATTTGCAGGCAAAAGCTCACGATACGCCTGCGCTTGAAACTGCGTAACACTTTCTGCCAACAATGGATGAACAACGCCTGACGAACCCTCAAAAGGCTCTGTGCGCTCTTCAGTCTTCATGCCTAGAAATTCTAGCCCCTGCTTGTACGTGTCTTCCCAATCTTCGCGGGACGCCAAGTCATCATCAATAAGGCCAACCAAGTCAGAAACAATACGCCCAAGAATGGCAGGATCAACAACATCAGCCAAATTACCATCAAAAGGAACTTCTGGTGCAATACCCATTCCATCGTCATAATCACCAACTACAGCACTGCCGTCATCAAACTCAAATACACCGGGTTCTGGCGGCAATTCAGGAATGTCTGCCAAAACGTTTTCTTCGGGCAAAATAGGCATTTCAGGAACACCACCCGGACCAGAATCACGATCTATAAAAGCCATATTACTTTCCTATTGTAGCGTTGAGGCAGAAAAGCTCTACCAATGAAAGGACAGAAACTGGGAGCCGCTGACGTAACCCGTTGGGAGGTGCGCGGAACGCCAACCTAATCTGCCTCAACCTCTTCAGCCATTACCGCGCCACACGTAGGGCAGGTAATTGCAATTTCTTTAATATCGTCTTCGCCCTCAACATCTTCGATTACAACAGCTTCATCTGGTTGCAAGAAATAGTCTTTGTAGGACATATCAACATCTATTGTAATCTTGGGCATTATTTTACACCACGAAATTTTGTGCCACGAAGTGCCGCGCCACCGCCACGGGAAAAACCTGAGTTCTCATCAGCCATAGAAGCGTCCATAGGCTGTGCATAATGCTCTTGCATAACGCCATCAACTTCAACGCTACCGCCGTGCATCATTTTCTTAACACTTCCACCGTATTTCATCTTTAACGGTTTACCAGACGCTTTGGCTGCATTCTTAGCCATAGCAATTCCTTTGGCATC